CTCGCCGCCAGCGACTGACCGTGCAGCTTGTACCACAGCGCAATCAGCTCGCTTAAGCGGCGGCGGTCGGCCTTCTCGCCGAGCCAGGGTTTCTCCTCCGCTTCCCGCTTCGCCCACGTCTCAAAGGTTTCCGCTTCGCCTTTAGTGGCGAACTGTTTGCGGATACGCCGCCCGTCGCGCCCCTGGGGATAGACTTCGCAGAGCCACTTCCCGCTCTTTTGTTTACTGACCGTCATTGCCGCTTACACATGCTTTTCCAGCGTAAAGAGCACCACGCCGAACGGCGCGATCTCCGCTACGCCACACTCAAAATCGACCGCGTTATTGCTCAGGCGCACTTTGCCACCGGGCAAGCGCACGACATCAAAGACATCCAGCGCGTCATCAATGCCAATAACCCAGCGCCCGTTACCAATCTTCTGCGCAGCGGTATCCACCAGCCAGCCAGCATGCAGCCCGTCAATAAAGCGCAGGCTATCTGTAGCGGCAGGTGCCAGCGACGGATCCAATACCCAGACGCCCGCCTCTTTCAGCTCGCCAGACTCATGGCGGAATTTTGGAATTGTAATAACAGCATCGTTCTGCGCAGCAGCCGGTGCCGGGTACATCTCTCCCTGGCCGGTTGCCAGCCACTTCAGCGAGACGCCGGTATCCAGCGCGCAGGTGACGACCACATCACCGGGGAAGAAGTCGCGGCGCACCCAGGTGCTGATGGTGCCTGAAGAGATATCGAGCAAATCGCCCAGATCTTTTTGCATCTGGAAGCCATAGGCATCAAGAATGCGACGCAGCACCGGGCGTCCGCCCGCCGACAGGATCTCCTCATACAATGCCTTGCCTTTTACCTGCGGCTTCTCAACCAGATTCGCATTTGCAAACTCACCATTCACCAGCCAGTGCAGATCCGCGCCGGTATCGAGCGCGCATTTGACCACCGCTTTATAGGGCACGCTTTCCCGCTGGATCCAGCTGCTGATATTGTTCGCCGGCACATCCAGCGCCTCGGCAAGCGCTTTCTGACTGGATACGGAGTAGGACGCTGCAATGCGATCCACCACATCCTGAACACTCATCTTGTTTTCACTCATGGACACCAACATCGAAAAAGTGATTTACACAATCGCATTTGCGATTTATATTGCTGTTCATCGACCAAAATGCACAGCAGTGCACTACATTTCAAACAACAGGAGATAATGCGATATGTCAGATGCAAAATCAATGCCGTCGCATCCGTTATCCGGCTCTCAAATGCAATTCAGCACCTTTTCACATGGGCAGATGGATGAACTGATGTCCGCCCTGCTGCCGGCGCTGCAAACCCTGATCCGCTCGGCGATGTCCGATGCGATGACGGTGAAGGATTTCGCCGCAATGCGCGGTATCAGCGAGCGTCTGGTGTGGCAGTGGCTCGATGAGGGGGTGCTGCTCAAAGCGCCAACCCGCGAGCATACCGACGCCGGTAAACGCAGCCGCACGCTGATTAACGTCAAAGCCTGGCGCGATAAATTAACGCAGCAGGCTATCGACTGCCGTTACATCGACCGGCGCTCCGCCACCTCATTCGGTTAATTTTGCATTTGCGAGTTCACGCTCACGCAGGAGGATCTATGGCGATCACCTCACCTGCCGCCAGCGCACCGCTGAGTGCCGGCGAGCGGCTTACCGGGTTAAACCACATCAGCGAGCTACGCGGCCGCCACTGGGGCGACAGCTGGAGCGAGGTGGCGCGCTTTATCGACGATATGCGCGACAGACGCGACGAGCAGTATGAGGCAAATGCCCGGGCGCTGGCGGCGATCTTCTTTCTCGCCCGCGTACCCACTGCCCGCCAGGCGCTCGACCCGCAGCAGCTCACCCTCGAGGAGAAGCGCGCGCTGATCGCTGCCATGAACCACTTTCGCGTCGTTGTCAGCCTGTTTCCGAAACGGCTAACCATGCCGCTTTAACCCCAACTTTCAAACCAAGACGTCAACCCGTCGGGCATCCCTTTGCCCAAATTCAGGAGAATTACCATGAGAAAGACCGCGATTCACTCCCCCGCCCGCAGTGGCGATGAAGTCACGCTGCTGCTGGCTGAAGCCCGCAATAACGAACGCCTGCGCTGCGCCGGTGCCGTTTCTGCCCGCCTTGCTACGCTGGCGAGCTTTATTGCCTCCCAGCGCCTCGACTGGAGCGACGCTGCTGAGCTGTTGCGCCAGGAGGCGACCCATATTGATAACCAGGCGCTGGAGCTGCACTGATGGCAGATGAAATGGATGGCGTTCAACAACGCGAAATGGAGGAGCGCGAGCGGCATATCCTGCACGCCCGCCGCCGTTTACTCCTCCCCTCTCGCTTAACCTGCGAATGCTGCGACATGCCGATCCCCGAGGCGCGTCGCATGGCGCTGCCGGGCGTGACCTGCTGCGTCAGCTGCCAGCAGATCGCCGAACTGAAAGATAAGCACTTCAGGAGAACATAAGTGGCTGTCAGCCTGGCTTACCCCTGGAACGCGCCGCGCAGCGCTATCGCCAGCCCCTACCTGACTCACGCCGAACAGCACCGCCGCAATCAGCATATTGCGGCGGTGCTGCAGGCGCGTCACGCACTGGCGCTGCAACCCGCCTGCGTGCGCCTCTCCATCAGCCGCACAGAGCAAGCGCTGGAAAAGGCGCATGGCGCTGCGCGGGCGCACGCCTTTCTGCTGCGCTTCGCCAGGCAAACCCTGCCACGCCTGAAGGCAGTGAATGCCCGCTACCAGATCGATTGTTTGCAATCACGCGTCTCAAAGGCCGTTTTCAATGGCCATTTTGATACCGCTTTCCAGCAGGCGCTGGCTGGCCGGCTGGTCGATTTGGTTAACCGCTACAACCAGCTAGCGGACTGCAACCGGGCCAGCGTCGACCAGCTGGCGGAAGATATCGCCCACTTAATCCGTGGCGAGCTGGCGGATATTGATGTCGATGAGCAGACCGAGCTGAAAACCCTGCACCGCTGGTATCACCACGCTGGTCTTATCGCCCTGCAATTTAACGTCACCCCGCCGCACTGGCAGCGCGTGACGCAACACCGCGTCTGCGCGGAGGATCTCGCCCCGGCGGTGATCCGTCTTTTCAGCGAGCAGTGGTGGCGTGGCCATCTTCGCCGCGCCGCCGCCCAGTGGCGCGAACATCTGCACATCGCGCTGGGCGTGGTGAGCCGGAAAACGCAGCCCTACGCCAGCCGGGACTGCATTACCACGTGGCGCGAGCAGAAGCGCCGCCACCGGGCATTTCTCAAAAGCATGGAGCTGGAGGATGAAGAGGGAAACCGCATCAGCCTGATTGATAAGCATGATGGGTCGATAGCCAACCCGGCGATCCGCCGCTGCGAGTTGATGACGCGCATTCGCGGTTTCGAAACCATCTGCCAGTCCCTTGGCTACGTCGGTGAGTTTTACACGCTGACCGCACCTGCCGCTTTTCATGCCACCTCCCATACCGGGCATCGCAATCTGAAATGGAACGGCGCCAGCCCGGCGCAAACCCAGGGGTACTTCACCCGCCTGTGGGCGCGCATTCGCGCCAGGCTGCACCGCGACGGCCTGCGCATTTTCGGCATTCGCGTTGCGGAGCCGCATCACGATGGCACCCCGCACTGGCATCTGCTGCTGTTTATGCAGCCGCAGAACCGAGAGAAGGTGCGCGAGATCCTGCGCGATTTTGCCCACCAGCAAGATAGTGAAGAGTTACGCAACGAGAAGGCGCGAAAAGCCCGTTTTCATGCCGAAGCGATCGATGCGCAAAAAGGGAGCGCAACGGGGTATGTAGCGAAGTATATCGCCAAGAATATTGATGGCTACGCGCTGGATAATGAAACCGACCACGAAACGGACACGCCGCTGAAAGAGAGCGCCTGCTCGGTCTCCGCCTGGGCGGCGCGCTGGCATATCCGCCAGTTTCAGTTTGTCGGCGGCGCACCGGTCACCGTCTACCGGGAATTACGCAAAATGGCCGACAGCGCCACGGCCAAAGGGCTGAGCGTGGAGTTCGCCGATGTCCACGATGCCGCCGATAACGGCGACTGGGCTGGCTACGTCAATGCTCAGGGCGGCCCGTTTGTCCGCCGTGACGATCTGCAGGTACGCACCCTGTATCAGGCAGAGGAGGAGTTTAACCAGTACGGCGAACCGACGGTTCGTATTCGCGGCGTGTATGACACGGTAATCGGTAGCGGTTCGCCGGTGCTGACGCGCCTGAAGAAGTGGACCATCGTGCCGAAGCGCGCGGCGGCGGTTTTTCAGGGCGCGGCTGCGCCCGCTTGGAGTTCTGTCAATAACTGTACGCCCTTCGAGCCGGGTAAACCGCTAACAGATTACCAGCGGCGGCAACTCACCCACCGGCTGCGGGAAGGGATCCTCAGTGAACGAAACGGGAGGTTAAAAACCGATCTCAACATCATTAAGAATAATGACTTTTTGGCAAGCAATAGATGGTCGGAATATTTGTCACTTCACAATACTGTTTTTTTATCAGCGACATAGTGATTAGACAAAATAATCTTCGCTTCCCATAAATATCCAGCCTATGGTACTGTATATACATACAGTAAGAGAATTCATGAGAGGAATTCATGGTCTTTGAACGACTAAATAAGACTCAGCACAAATGGGCATGCGTGCAATTCATTGCCGAGGTGTCGCTTATCGCCAACTGCAAGCCTTCCGACCTGAAGCTGGCCTTAAGCCTGATCGCGGATCTGGCAGAGAGCGAGAACACTACTCCCGATGATGAGGATATTTATTACAAAGCCGAATAGCCCGCCGAACGCCATTCCGGCCACTCTCTTTACCGTACTCTTACGCACCGGCTAGCGTTTCCCTCGCCCGGTGCGTCGCTTTTTCCTCCCCGTTGTTGTACCAGCCACGCGCCAGCACCAATTCATAGCCCTTAGCCTCTCTGTTGCGGAAACTTAACCATGGAAAAAACCTTCCGGATGGTAAGAGACGCAAAACGATGAATGCGATAACACAACAGGGCGACACCCTCGATCTGATCTGTCTGCGCTACTACGGGCGAACGGCGGGCGTCGTCGAACGCGTGCTGGCCGCCAATCCTGGTCTTGCCGGGCTGGGGGTGGTTCTCCCGCACGGCACCGCCATCACCCTGCCCGATGTCGCGGTGCAGACCATGCAGGAGACGGTAAATCTATGGGCGTAAGTATCGAGAGAATCAGCTCGTCGCTGGCCTACTGGATTAGCGTCGCCCTGACCTTTTTTGGCGCCATGACGCCACAAGACTTTGCTGCTTACTTCGGCGCGCTCGGCGTCGCCATGACCGTCGGCGTGAACTGGTATTACCGCCGTAAAAGCTATCTGTTCCTCAAATCCTGTGCGGTGAGCCAGGAGGTGGTCAATGGGCTTACCCGTTAAACGCTGTAGCGCGGCGGCCGTGTTGGCGCTGGCGCTGCTGCTGCCTGATTTTCATCTGCTGCACACCTCGCAGGCGGGGCTGGCGCTGATTACCGATCTCGAAGGCTGCCGTCTGCGCCCCTATCAGTGCAGCGCGGGAGTCTGGACATCGGGGATTGGCCACACGGCGCAAGTGATTCCCACGCGCGATATCAGCGAAAAAGAGGCCGCCGTCAACCTGGTTGCCGACGTACTGAACGTTGAGCGCCGCCTGGCGCACTGCGTGCCGGTGGAGATGCCGCAACCGGTCTATGACGCGGTAGTCAGTTTCACCTTTAACGTCGGCAGCGGCGCGGCGTGCGCCTCAACGCTTGCCTGGCACCTGCGCCAGAAGGCGTGGAAACAGGCCTGCGATCAGCTGCCGCGCTGGGTCTATGTCGATGGCGTACGCAACCGCGGGCTGGAAAACCGCCGCCAGCGCGAGCGCGACTGGTGCCTCCGGGGGGTGAAATGAGCACCCGCCTGGTGATAGTGGCCGCGCTCCTGGCGACGCTGACCGGGCTGTGGTTGTTTGAGCAAAACCACGCTCTGCGTGCGTCTTTAGCCAACGCGCAGCAGCTGGCGCAGGAGCAGAACGCCACGCTGACGCGCCTTAAAACTGCCCTCAACGCCACTGCCGAACTGGCGGCAAAGAACCAGCAGGCGCAGGTCACGCTGCGCCTGCAGCTCGATGCCGCCAGCGCGCAGGCGCTGCAACGAGAAAACGCGATCGCGAGGTTATTAAATGAGAACGAGGCTTTTCGCCACTGGTATCGCACTGAGTTACCTGATGCTGTGCGCCGGGTGCACCAGCGCCCCGCCTGCCCCTCCGCCGCTCATTGTTTACAACAGCTGCCCGCAGGTCAGCCTCTGCCCGATGCCGGCAAGCGCGCCGCAAACTAACGGCGATTTGAGTGCCGATATCCGCCAGCTTGAGCACGCGCTGGTGCAGTGCGCGCTGCAAGTTGAAACCCTTAAACATTGCCAGGATGAGATCAATGCTAAAACCCAACTCTCTGCGCAGCGCCCTGATTAACGCCGTCCCGGCGCTGCACGATACCCCCTCAATGCTGCGCCTGTGGGTCGATAAAGGCAGCAATATCGCCACGCTCGCCAGCTCCTTATCGTTTGAAAAACAGTTCAGCCTCAACGTCACCATCACCGGTTTCAGCGGCGATATCGACACGCTGTTTGTGCCGGTAATGGCGTGGCTGCGCGATAACCAGCCCGACATTCTCTCCGTCGAAGCGGGGCAGAAAGGCGGCTTTAGCTGGACGCTGCTGACCAATGCCGACGGTACCCAGGATGTGACGATGGTGCTCCAGCTGACCGAGCGCACCCAGGTGAAAGAGCTCAACGGCGCGCTGATTGCCGAAACGCTGCCGGAGCCGCTGCCGCCGGCCTTCGTCACCCGTCCGAAAGAGCTCTATATCAACGGCGAGCTGGTGAGCCGCTGGCAGGCGTGATCGCCTGCGCCACGGGCTGCGTTGTGCCAAAAGCCGGACAGCCTTGTTCAATTTTCAAAACCGGGGACGCATAGCATCATTTCGCTTATGAACAGACAACTTTCGCTTCACGAGCTGGCCCGCCAGCTTCGCAATATGATCCGCACCGGAATTATCGTTGAGGTCGACCTGAAAGCCGGGCGCTGCCGGGTGCAGACCGGCGGTATGGTGACCGACTGGCTACAGTGGTTAACCCACCGCGCCGGGCGTTCGCGCAGCTGGTGGGCCCCCTCCGTCGATGAGCAGGTGTTACTGCTTGCGGTCGGCGGCGAGCTGGAGACCGCCTTCGTGATGCCGGGGATTTATGCCAACGATCATCCGGCACCCTCCGCCTCGGCGGACGCCTGGCACGTCACCTTCCCGGATGGCGCGGTGTTTGAATATGAACCGCAGACCAGCGCTCTGAAGGTGAGCGGCATTAAAACCGCCGATATCACCGCCTCCGAGTCGATTACCGCCAGCGTGCCACAAGTGTTGGTGAAAGCTTCGACGCGCATCACCCTTGATACGCCGGAAGTGGTCTGCACCAATAAGCTGATCACCGCCACGCTGGAGGTGCAAAAAGGCGGCACGATGAGCGGCAATGTGACGCACAGCGGCGGCTCGCTCACCTCGAACGGCAAAGTGCTGCATAGCCACCAACACCCCGGCGACAGCGGCGGCACCACAGGAGCACCTTTATGACAGCACGTTATTTCGGCCTCGATCGCACCAGCGGGCGCAGCCTGACCGACGTCGACCATATCCGCCAGAGTATCAGCGATATTCTGCGCACGCCGGTGGGCTCGCGCGTGATGCGCCGCGATTACGGTTCGCTGCTGTTCGATATGCTCGATCAGCCGCAGACCCCGGCGCTGGCGCTGCAAATTCAGGTGGCTTGCTATATGGCGCTGCTGCAATGGGAGCCGCGCATCACCCTCAGCGCGGTGACGGCCGAACGTCAGTTCGACGGCAAGATGGTGGTCAATCTGACCGGCCAGCTTGCCAGCACCGGCGAGTCCCTCTCTTTAACCCTTCCTGTGAGTTGATACCATGCCGATTATCGATCTGAGCCAACTGCCCGCGCCCGATGTCGTCGAGGCGCTGGATTATGAGCGCATCCTGGATGAGCGCAAAACGACCCTTGTTTCACTCTTTCCCGCCGATCAGCAGGAGGCCATCGCCCGTACGCTGGCGCTGGAGTCCGAACCGCTGACCAAGTTTCTCGAAGAGAATGCTTACCGCGAAGTGATCTGGCGCCAGCGCGTCAACGAAGCGGCCCGCGCGGTGATGCTGGCGTATGCTTCCCGCAGCGATCTCGATGCCATCGCGGCGAACAGTAACACCGCGCGACTGGTGATCGCCCCTGCTGATGAGAGCACCATACCGCCCACGCCGGCAGTAATGGAGTCCGATACCGATTTACGCCTGCGCGCGCAGCAGGCTTTTGAAGGGCTAAGCGTGGCCGGGCCGGTGGGCGCGTATGAATATCACGGCCGCAGCGCCGATGGTCGCGTGGCGGATATCTCTGCCGTCAGCCCGTCCCCCGCCTGCGTCACCATCTCCGTGCTCTCCCGCGAAGGCGACGGTACCGCCAGCCCTGAACTGCTGGCGATTATTGATAAAGCGCTTAACGCGGAGGATGTGCGTCCGGTCGGCGATCGCGTGACGGTACAGAGCGCGAAGATTGTGCCCTACCAGATTGATGCCACACTTTTTCTCTACCCTGGGCCTGAATCGGAGCCGATTCGCCAGGCGGCTGAGCAGAAGCTGAAAGCCTATATCACTGCCCAGCGCCGACTGGGGCGCGATATTCGCCTGTCGGCAATCTACGCAGCGCTCCATGTTGAGGGCGTGCAGCGGGTGGTGTTGAACGCACCGCAGCAAGATATTGTGCTCGATCAGAGCCAGGCCTCCTGGTGTACGGCGTGGAAAATTACCACCGGAGGTACCGATGAGTGACGACCGTCTGTTGCCTGTTGGCTCATCGGTTCTTGAGGTGGCGACAGCACACGCGGCGGCGCAGATTGAACGCGTACCGGTGCCGCTGCGCACGCTGTGGGATCCGCTAACCTGCCCGGCCGAGCTGCTGCCCTATCTCGCCTGGGCGCTCTCCGTTGACCGCTGGGATTTTAACTGGCCGGAAGCGACCAAACGTAAGGTGATCGCCTCCTCCTTTTTCGTCCATCAACATAAAGGGACACGCAGCGCCATTCACCGGGTGGTTGAGCCGCTCGGCTTCCTGATTGAGCTGCGTGAGTGGTGGCAGGATAACGCCGAACCCGGCACTTTCCGGCTGGTGATTGGCGTCCAGGAGAACGGCATTACCGAGGAGACGTACCAGGAGCTGGAGCGGCTGATTAACGATGCCAAACCGGCAAGCCGCCATTTGACGGAGCTGAATATCAGCCTCAGCAGCCAGGGCGAGTGCTACGTTGGCGCGGCCTGCTACCTTGGCGAAGAGCTGACGGTCTACCCTTACAGCCCGGAAGAGATTGTTGTCGGCGGCGAAAGCTATGCGGCATCGGCAATCCACCTGATTGATAGCCTCACTATCACGGTTTAATCCTCCCCTTCGGGCTACGGCCCGTTTTTTTTGTCTGGCCTGTTGTGTGTCCCTCAGTCCAACGTCGCCGCGTGGCGTCCGCCAGGTGCTGAACGGAAAATATCGCTACCGTTCACTGCTCAACAAACCTGAGAGAATCCCATGTCTGTAAAATATTTCGCGATTTTAACCAATCAGGGCGCGGCAAAGCTGGCGAACGCCACCGCGCTTGGGACGACGCTTAACCTCACGCAGCTGGCCATCGGCGATGGCAACGGCATGCTACCGGTACCGGACGCGGCGCAAACCCGGCTTATCAATCAGACACGCATCGCGCCGCTCAATGCCCTGTCGGTCGATCCGGAGAACCCAAGCCAGATAGTAGCGGAGCAGATTATCCCGGAGAATGAGGGTGGGTACTGGATCCGCGAGCTGGGTCTGTTCGATGACGAAGGGGTCTTGATTGCGGTGGCGAACTGCCCGGAGACCTACAAACCGCAGCTACAGGAAGGTAGCGGACGCACACAGACCATCCGCATGGTGGTGGTCGTCTCCTCAACGGCGGCCGTGACGTTGAAAATCGATCCGTCGGTGGTGCTGGCAACGCGTAAATACGCCGACGATCTGCTGGCCGGACACCTGAAGGCGGCAAATCCCCATCCACAGTATCTGCAAATTGCCGATATCGCCTCCTTCACCCCGGTCGGCGTGCCGCTGCCCTACCCGTCTGCCACTCCGCCCGCCGGCTGGCTAAAATGCAACGGCGCGGCCTTTAATAAAGGGCAGTATCCAAAGCTGGCGGCCCTGTTTCCCTCAGGCAATTTGCCGGATCTGCGCGGTGAGTTTATTCGCGGGTGGGATGATGGACGCGCAGTGGATAGCGGGCGTGCGTTACTCAGTACTCAACTCGGGATGTTAGAAAAACACCGCCATTTTATTGTCGCTAATACACGCTATGAGGAAACCGAAGAGTGGGATATCGGTGTTATCTATAATTCGACCTATACGCAGGGCCGCGGCCTGGATGCATCATCTTCTGTAGGCGATTTAATCCCCTCGCCAACGCTTCATAGTAAAGGACGAGTTGGCAATACCGGTGGCGTGGAAACCCGACCGCGCAACGTCGCCTTTAACTACATCATCAGAGCAGCGTAATCCTCTCTATATCCCAACGGGCATCGCCCGTTTTTTTTTCCAGCCCTGTTGTGTGAGTTCACAACCAACGCCCCTTAATGGTGTTTGCCTGCGGCTGAACGGAAAATATCGCCATCGTTCACTTCTCAACAAACAACCTGAGAGCGTATGCATGACCGCAAAATATTTCGCTATTTTGACTAACCTGGGGGCGGCAAAGCTTGCCAACGCAGCCGCGCTGGGCACGCAAATCAGCCTGACGCAGATGGCCGTTGGCGATGCCAATGGCCAGTTGCCTACGCCCGACCCGGCGCAAACCCAACTGATTAACCAGAAGCGTATCGCGCCGCTAAACCGGCTCTCGATTGACCCGAAAAATGGCAACCAGATTGTTGCTGAACAGGTGATTCCGGAAACCGAAGGTGGCTTCTGGATCCGTGAAATTGGCCTCTATGACGATGCTGGCGTGCTGATTGCGGTGGCGAACTGCCCGGAAACCTATAAACCGCAGCTGCAGGAGGGTAGCGGACGCACGCAGACCATCCGTATGGTGGTGGTCGTCTCCTCAACGGCGGCGGTGACGCTGAAAATCGATCCGTCGGTGGTGCTGGCCACCCGTCAGTATGCTGATGACCTGCTGAGTAATCATCTCAAGGCCGCCAATCCACATCCGCAATATGCGCCGCTCGCCAGCCCAGCGTTCACGGGGATCCCGACGGTTCCGGACACGCTGGTGAGTAATTACGGTCAGCAGATTGCCAATACCAAATATGTGCGTGATGTGGTGGCAAATGATGCCTACATTCTGCCGGTCGGTGTGCCGGTCGCCTGGCCACAGGTAGAGCCACCATCAGGCTGGTTCGTCTGTAATGGCGCCACGTTCGATAAGTCAAAACATCCACGTCTGGCGAAAGCGTATCCGGCCGGTTTACTGCCGGATCTGCGCGGCGAGTTTATTCGCGGCTGGGATGCAGGGCGTAATGTGGATCCCCTGCGAATTATGCTTTCCGCCCAGGCGGATGAGTTCCGGGCGCACAATCACCGTTTTATTAACGAGTATGACACTCGAACAGATCGAATAATCGCTTATACCGATGAAAACAGTGAAAGTCTGGAGACCACACAACAAGTAGGACTCCGGGCTCAGACCTATATCCTGATGGAAAAAACGGGTGGTGTCGAAACCCGCCCACGCAACGTTGCCTTTAACTTCATCGTGAGAGCCGCATAATGACAACCGCAATTTTTAACGAAAACCACTTAGCTATCCAGGCAGGGACTGTCACCGTCTATAACTTTGACGGGGGAAGCCGTGAATATCTCGGCAGCACCGTCGAGTATATTGCTGTAGGCGTCGGTATTCCGGCGAACTCGGCGCTTGATGAGCCTTTAGCGGCGAAACCGGGTTTTGCGGTGCGCCGTAACACAGCGCTGGATGGCTGGGAGTATGCCCCCGACTACCGCGGCAGCGACGTGTATGAAAAAACCACTGGCGTGAAAAGGACGCTGACGCAGTTGGGCGACTACCCGGACGATGTCACCCCGCTTGCCCCCGCCACCCCCTATGACGTCTGGAACGGCAGTGCCTGGGTAACTGATGAGGCCGCACAGCAGGCCGCGCAAATCGCGCAGGCAGAGCAGACCAAAACCCGTCTGCTCAACAATGCGAAAAACACCATCAGCCTGTGGCAGACCGAACTGCAACTCGGCATCATCAGCGATGATGATAAAGCGCAGCTTATCGCCTGGATGCGCTATATTCAGGCTCTGCAGAAAGTCGATACGGCAACCGCGCCCGATATCGCCTGGCCTGAACAACCGCAATAAAAGATGACGGGCTGCGGCCCGTTTTGCCGGGTGGCACTGCGCTTACCCGGCCTACAACATCCTCAGGCCTGATAACGCGACGTCGCCATCAGGCCTTTTCCGTTGGGTTGTCCCGCCTGGCAGCCAACCGCATTCGATAGCCTCTTCCCCAGAGCGCCCACGACAATAGCGTTTACTCAATCGCAAACCTGAGAGTGAACGCCTGACTATGAAATATTTTGCCATTTTGACTAACCAGGGTACCGCGAAGCTTGCGAACGCCACCGCGCTCGGCACGCAGCTGAAGCTGACCCATATGGCCACCGGTGACGGTAACGGCAGCCTGCCAACGCCCGATCCCGCACAAACGAAGCTGGTTAACCAGAAACGTATTGCACCACTGAATATGCTGTTCGTCGACCCTGGTGACGCGAATCAGATTATCGCCGAACAGGTCATCCCCGAGAACGAAGGCGGTTTCTGGATCCGCGAAATCGGCCTTTATGACGCCGATGGCACGCTGATTGCCGTTGCTAACTGCCCGGAGACCTATAAACCGCTTCTGCTGGAGGGCAGCGCCCGCACACAAACCCTGCGTATGGCGCTGGTGGTCTCTGCTACCTCGGCGGTGAGCCTGAAGATCGACCCGGCGGTGGTGCTGGCGACGCGTAAGTATGTCGACGATAAGGTTATTGAGGTGAAAGCGTACACCGATAACCAGATGAAAGAGCATATTGATGCGGCAAACCCGCACAAGCAGTATGCCCCCCTTGCCAGCCCGACATTCAGCGGTGCGCCGAAGGCACCTACTCCGACAGCAGGTAACAGCACTACGCAGATCGCTACCACAGCGTTTGTTCAGACAGCTATTACTGCGCTGGTTAATGGTGCTCCTGCCACACTGGATACTCTCAAAGAGATCGCTGCGGCTATTAATAACGATCCCAATTTCAGCGCCACAATAAATAGCGAACTGGCCGGCAAGCAACCTCTCGATGCGGCTTTAACCGCAATTGCCGCTCTCGCAACCAGCGCTAACAAACTTCCCTATTTCTCCGGTGTTGATACCGTCACGCTGACTGACCTCACTGCGGTCGGGCGAGAACTGATTGCAAAGGGAGCCGTAACAGATATTCGTGCGTACCTGGGTCTTGGAAGTCTGGCAATTAAAAACAGCCTCACGGCAGCAGAGGTGGGAGCTGTGTCAAAGGCCGGCGATGTGATGTCAGGAAGATTAGCTATTAACGCTGATGGTGAAGCTGTTGCAATAAAGGGAACCGTCAACGAGGCAGCCAGTTACGTTATTTCACGGGACGCGTCAAATGTGAACCAATGGTATGTCGGCAAGGGCAGCAATGATTCCAACGACGTAGCCCTCTACAACTATAAAGGTGAAAACAGACTATTCCTTTCTGAAAGTGGCGCAGTATTCCTGTTACCGAAAACAGGCCAACAGCTCAATTTAGGTGGAAGTCAGACCAATATTTCAGGCATGGTTATTCCTTCTGACTATGCGAACTTTGATTCGCGCTATCCGTTAAAAAATGCAGCCTCGAAAGCGGTCAATGGCTGGTTTAAAGACGCCAGCACAGGATTGATTTATCAATGGGGAACCACTGATGCTGTCTATGACGACACGCTGAAAACCATCACGTTCCCGATTGCATTTCCTTCTGCATGCGTGGCTTTTTTGCCAACGCTGAAACGAAGCACGACAACGTCGAACACATTGGGAATGCTCTCTGTATGGGGACAGGCGATGAGTAATGCTTCTGCTAACCTGGTCTTCCAGTCAAATGACGGAACCTCTGATGCCCGTACGGGCCTGATTACTTACTGGGCGGTAGGATATTAATATGATCTATTTTTACAGTGCCAAAAATAATGCTTTCTATCCGCAAGAATTAAAAGAGGCGTATCAACGCGCCGGCACATGGCCTGACGACCTGGTTGAAATTCCGGAGGAGGAGTATCAGCCTATTATCCTGGCGCAATCGTTCGGAAAAGTGATCGCCGCAGACAATAACGGCTTCCCCGTAC